AGTTGAAGATGAAATTTTTACATTATTTGAAGTAATAGTGCCAGTAAGTTGATAATTTCCAGTATTAGTGTCAAAGAGATGCCTAGTCACAGAGTCTACAGTAGATTTAAGACCAATTCCGGATTTCGATTCAAGGCCCCCATCGTAATTGGAGAATGAATTTCCAGACGATGTGTTAGAAAAAAGTTTGACTTTAATGTCTTCGTTATTTGAACTCATTTTTTATATAAAGTAATATTTAAAATATTATATTTATTATTTCAAAATAATAAATATAATTTATAGGTTTAAAATATGACTACTAATTTAATTTATCAATAAAATATTGCCAGTTTTAAAATCAAATAATATTTGATATACATATTCGGCATGATAAATATATAATTATTTAGTAATCTTATTCGCTTTAATCGAATTTAGATTTGCGAGATGATCTTTTGGATTTGCGAGATGCGCTTTTTGATTTACGAGATACGATTTTTGATTTACGAGATGATCTTTTGGATTTACGGGATTTTTTTCCTATAATTTCTAATACACGAGGATTTTCTTTTACTTTTGTTGGTTGTGCTGGTTTTCTCATTTCTTTTGTTAATTTAACTTTTATTCTTTCTACTTCTTCTTCTTTTTCGTGATCATATTGTCTATACGCTATTTTATTCCAATCTTTTCCATACATTCTATTTAAATAATCATTTGTTTTAGAAGGTCCTAAAACTTTTATTTCACCAAAAGTGTATTCTTTAAGAGGGAATAATTCGTCTTCATCCCATTGTTCTTTAGGCCATACATCTCTAGCTTTTTTATAATAAAGTTTATAATTTCCGTCTATGTTATCAAATACAAATATGTCGAGAAAAGGAAAAGAATAATCAAAACCTTCTATGTTTTTTCTGTTTGAATAGAAAATTTTATATCCAAACCATACTTTTGTTATAGAGAAACCTGCTTTTTTAAAGACATCTTTTAGATCTAAAAATTTTTTGATATCTTTTTTTAGTATTCCAATATCAATGTCATCATCCCATGGAATAATTCCTTTATGTCTAATTATTCCTAATATAGAACCACCGTCGACCCAGTATTGAATGCCGAAATGTGTTAATAGCATATGAACATCGTTCATTAATTGATAAAGTAAATTTATGGCTTTAGGATCTGCTAATTTAAGTTGATGTGTTTCTTTTTTACTTTTTCTTTTTAGTAAATTAGACATATTATTTTTATTTAAACTAATATATTTATTTCTATATTTAAATAAATTCTGTTGTATTTTTTGGTATTTTTTAATATTGATATTATTAATAGATAAAATAGTATCAATAAATTTATTAAATGGATAAATAATGCTATTATGTTTATTGAAACTGTATATTTCAGCCAAATCTTCGTCTATAACTAATGGAACTCCCATACTAACGGCTAGTGGTATAATTCCTGTTAGTTGTTTTTTATGATAGACACTATTTTTCTTAGTTAATGTTAAAACAAAATCAGCTTTTTCTAATAATTTCATCATTTTTGATGCTTTTAAATCTACATATGCTTTACATATTTTTTTATAATTTTCTAATTCTTTTATAGGATAATAATTAACAACATGAAAATAAAAAGAATTATTATTTGTATTTTGGAGATGGTTTAAAAGTTTTATAAAAGAATTTAAATCTTTATGGTCAGGATTTGTAAACCCTGATAATAATATATTTACTTTATCTTTATTATAATTAGTTTTTTTTGAATTAATAATATTTGAAAAAGTCATAAAAAATGGAACATTTTTATATACAGGTGTTATTGAGAAAACTTCTAGATCTTTATCATAAGTTTTTATTTCTTTGTATTCGTCAGAGTTATGAGAAAGTAATAATAGTTTATTTTTTGGAATTTTATGTAATTCATTGTCAAAATCTAAATACTCTAATGCGGTAGTAAAAATATACATGTCATGTTTATGAATTTTTATATCTTTACTTATATCACATAAAATTATATTTACTTTATTTTTAAAAATATTCTTGTAATATTTTGTAAAGTCTGAAGTATAAGGATAATAATAAATATAAATATTCTTGTAAAAATCTTTAAATAATGATATTAGACCTCCTAGAACTTCTGTGTGTTTATCTGTAAGTTGTATTAAAGCAATAGAATCTTTTTTCATTTATAATATATTTTATATAATATAAATGAAAAAAAGTATTAATAACATTTTAAAGAAACCTAAACAATACTGTGATATAAGAGGAAGATGCTATGATAATTTTGAGAATAGTATAGGAGTATATGTTATAAATTGTAAGATGCATAAAGATCGTTATAATAAACTTTTAAAATATGCAAAAGATGCTGATGTAAAAGTTTGTAGAAATCCTTGTGTATTGGGAAAGAAATTTTCTGATAAAAAAATACTTCAAATGATAAATGATAAGGTTATATCTAAAGATGCAGAGATGACAAAAGTAGAGGTTTCTATAAATATGTCTCATTATAATTGTTGGCAAAAATTATTAAATTCATGTAATGATTACGCTTTGATTTTAGAAGATGACGTAGAACTTTATGATAATTTTATAGAAAATATAAACCTTATAATGAATAAATTAAAAGATGAAAATATATCATTTTCTATATTGCATTTATGGAATGGAAATTGGGCTAGAACAAAGTCTTATCAAAAAAATATAGTTAATGTATCAAAAGATATAACTATAATGCAAGAGACGAGAGAATATAATGCAGGCGCTGTTGCCTATATTATAAATAAGAAATATGCAAAATGGTTAATTGGACATTTTTTTCCAATAAGTATTCCTCAGGATATATTAATGGGAAGTTATCCTAAGAAAGGGAGACATTTATCTGTTAAAATGAAATATGATAAGAAATCAGAATGTTACAGATCTCCTCTTTTTGATATGGAATGTGGAGGAGAAGGGGGCACCGGCTCTCAAACAACCCAAACATATGATGCTCCTACTATAAAAAATATATATGAGAAATATCTAGAAAAATAATTATTCTCCAAATTTCTTTTTTGTTTTTCCAAAATATTCATAAGCAAATCCTTGTTTAATCATCCATTCGTTTATATCTTCTCCATTTTTATCATAAAGAGTACATAAAAGTCTTCCGTATTTATCTGGTTTATAAAATAAAGCAGTTAAAATATTACCATTTTCTATAATTTTATCTGTTAAGGCTTTAGTAGATATTTTAGAAGATTCTATTTCTTTTTCTCTATTTTCGTTTGACTTTAGAGGTCTTTTTTCAGGTGTATCTATTCCGTATAACCTTACGCGATGTTTAAATGTTTTATTCGTGTCTTCGTAGTATAATGCTAAATCTACAGTATCCCCGTCGATAATTTTAAGAATCTTGACATAAGTTTTTAAGTTTTCATAACTATAATAAGGAGTATTTTCATATGTACAATTATCATAAACATTTTTTAGTTTTGTAAAAGGGTCTTGTTTATTTTCAGTGTACGAATCTGATTGAAGTTTATTTTCAACTGGTTGTCCAGGTGTTAATTCGTCTATGTTTGGACTTTCCGACGACCTTTCTTTTGGACTTTCTGTTGAATAAATACATCCCATTATTTTTATTTTAGTTAACTATAATAATTAACTAAAATCATTTTTATTTTGAATAATTTTCATTATACCATTTTTCATAATTTTTATTTATTTTTAATTTTATTTTTTCAAGACCATAAATACTTTCTTTTTTAAGTTCTTTGTCATCCTTTTCATTTTTTTGTTCTTCTTTATATTTTTGATATTTATCACATATTTTTGAATCTTTATTAAACATTTATTATATTAGTATATTATTATATTGTATTTTCTTTATTTAGGCGAATATGTTGGAATGCTTGGGACGCTTATATTGTTATTTATAGTATTTATAATTTTGTCTTCATGTCCTTTTTTATTTTTTCCCATCCATCCATAATAAGGATCCCATGTATAGCCATGACTTGGTTGATATCCGTTAAATACGTAATCCAAATATACATTTCTAGGATACAATAGAGATTGTGGATAATATTGCTGTTGGACAGGGTATTGGGGATACTGTTGGATTTGTGGTTGAGTATAATTACACGATTGTTTAGGAGGAACATAAACAATTTTTTCTATTTTAGATGTATTTATTTCTTCTTTTTTAGGCTTAATTATTTCTTCTTTTTTAGTCTCTATTTTATCTTCATTAGAACTAATAGAAGATTTTGTAACATTTATAGATTTTGGTTGTGAAGATAAGGCTGAATCTATCTTTTTATTTAAAAGAACATAAATAAGAGAAAACGACAATAGCATAATTATTAGTAGTAATAACGAGTTCATTTATTTTTATATATTTTATAAAATTAAATAATAAACGTTTTAGCTAGTTTAATAAGTTTATTTTTCGTATTAACATCTTCCTCTAAATTTATAAAAAATAAAGCCGAAGATAATATTCCTTTTATAAAATTCTCATAATAAGATTTTCGGTTATCATCCGAATAAGGGAAATACAAGTCTATTTCTTCTATCTGATCTCTCATAGAAATAAATTCATCTATATTATATGCCAAGTCTGAAAACATTCCATAGTCTATTAAACTTACAGTCAATTCGTTATTTTCAAAACTTAATACATATTCTGCGTCGATAGGCATCATTTTTCCACCAAAAATACATGTGCCATATAATATTCCCATGTTTAAAGATATGTCATTTCCATCTTTTATTCTTTTCTTTAATTGAGAAGGAATTGATGGAAGTATAATCTCTTCTATATAATCTATATCTGCAAAAAATCCTCTAGACGGGTTATCTTTTGATATTTCTTCATTATATTTTCTTCCAACAAGTCTATTAAAAATTTTTTTATGTTCAGATTTAAATATAATATGAATCAATCCGTCTATTATTTCTAAATGAGGCATATATTTCATTATATAACCACAACCGTAAACATTTTTATCATATGCGAGTTTATGATTTAAAAATCCAATAGGTTTTGGAGTTGAAATCTGGAGTGAATTATTATAAGATAATAATGTTTTAATTTTTTCATATATATTTAGATGTTTTTTATATTCAATTTCTCCTATAAAACAATCGTCTAAAGTGTATATTAATTTAATGACTTTATCATCATCTTTTTTATATATAATCTTTCCAAAACCTCCTGAACCAATAACTTCATATTTATCATCTAGATCCATTTTATATTTTTAATAAATTTTATAATTAATTTCATTTTAATTTATAAATGAAATTTAAACCAAATTTTTATAATTATCCAATTCTGAGTATCGAAGAATTTAAAGAAGAATTAGAATCATTAGAAAATATTTATAAATCAAGAAAATTAATAAGAGTACAACGTAAGAAATCAAGTGAACATAAATCAAGAAAATCAATAAGAGTACAACGTAAGAAATCAAGTGAACATAAATCAAGAAAATCAACAAGAGTACAACGTAAGAAATC